ACTCAATCCACCCGACTTCACAAACTTCATGAAGCGACTGCGTAAGCATCTAGGCAAGAAAAAAATACGCTTCTACCAAGTCGGGGAATACGGGGACGAAAACCAACGTCCCCATCATCACGCTCTAATCTTCGGTCACGACTTCGTTGCCGACCGCAAGCGATGCGGTAAGAGCGTCCAAGGGGATCCCAAATTCACATCTGCAACTCTGGACGACATCTGGGGCATGGGCCGGACTGAAATAGGCTCCGTGACCCAACAATCCGCAGGCTACTGCGCGAGGTACGTCCTGAAAAAAGTTACTGGATCCCTCGCGGACAACCATTATGTCAACAAAACAACTGGGCAATACATCTTGCCCGAATACTCGACCATGAGCCGCCGACCTGGCATAGGCACAAAATGGATCGAGACCTATTTTACTGACGTCTACCCAAGTGACGAAGTAATCATCAGCGGCCATAAACAAAATCCCCCGGACTTCTACGATACGTACTGCGCGAAGCGCGACCCGGAACTAATGGCACGCATCAAATCACAACGCAAACACCAAGCCTCGAAACACGAGGACAACAACACCTGGGACCGTCTCGAGATCCGAGACGAGGTCCTCCAGGCGAAAACCAAAACACTCAAAAGGAATCTCTAATGGAAAACTGGGCAATCGCGCTCACCGCCCTCGCTGTGCCGTTCCAACTCCTCAGTTCCAATCTATTCCTCGAAGTCACAGAGCTTGCTCTGCTGTACTTCATCCTCAAACGGTCCAACACCGAAATCCTTCAATTGCAACAAGTCAAAACTCTCCTATCTCACTCTCCAATCTCCTCCTCATCCTCAAGCCCAAAGCAGGGCAGAGCAACAACTCCAACCTCACGCAGAGGAGAAACAGGAAAGACAGCGCAGCAAATCTTTCCTGAAACAAACATCAAACAAACAAAAACCTAAAACAGACAAACACATTGGAAACGCCTAAGGGCGCTCCGTTCCACTAACCCGGCTAATAGCCAAACTACAAAGGAAATTTCTCAATGCATCTCAAAATATTCACTGTCCTCGACAGCAAAGCGGAAGCCTTCATTCAGCCGTTCTTCTCGGCTACCACGGCTACCGCAATCAGATCGTTCACGATCGCGTGCAACGACCAGGGGCACGCATTCCACCGCCACAGCGGGGACTACACACTGTTCGAGCTGGGAGAATTCGACCAGCTCAGTGCAATCTTCGATTTGCACGTAACACCAATCAACCTCGGCCTGGCGATTCAATACATCGACCAGGGCGACCTCGACATACCTCAGGCAGTCGAGACCACACCCACCAACATGGATCGCTACCACGAAGCCGATCCGAAACTGGAAATCGTATAATCATGGGCACCAAAAAAGCCACAACTGGCGGGCAGAAGCGATTCGCTCGAATCCCTTCAGCCAACATTCAACGATCTTCCTTCGACCGCTCTTGCGGTCTCAAAACAACATTCGATGCCGGGCTCCTCATACCTGTCTTCGTGGACGAAGCTTTGCCCGGCGATACGTTCAATCTAAAAATGAGCACGTTCGCTCGCCTCGCCACCCCCATTAAGCCGGTCATGGACAACATGTATCTAGACAGCTTCTTCTTCGCTGTCCCGATCCGGCTCATTTGGGAAAACTGGCAACGGTTCAACGGCGAGCAATCAGCACCAGGCGATTCAACAGACTTCGTCATTCCCACTACCAACGCCCCCCCGGCCGGTCACGACGTGGGGTCACTGTCCGATTACTTCGGCATACCAACAGGCGTTGGACCCCTCACCCACTCGGTCCTCTGGCATCGCGCATATGCGCTGATCTACGACGAGTGGTTCCGGGACCAAAATCTGGCGCAGCCCTACAACGCTCCGAAGGACGATGGTCCCGACGAAATCGCTCAATACGAAATCGCCCGACGCGGCAAGCGTCACGACTACTTCACATCCTGCCTACCATTCCCCCAAAAGGGGGACGCGGTCACGATCCCACTCGGGGGCACCGCACCCGTAATCGGGGATCCGTCCACAGACCTCATACCCCGCTTCGACTTCGACGGCATAAGCCAAGTCGACAACCTGGCGGGAGGCGGAGTCACTGACGACGCCAAGTGGACACTCTCGGCAGGCACCGGCAACGCATTCTGGGACGACCCCAAACTCGTAGCCGACCTCTCAACGGCAACCGCCGCAACCATCAATCAGCTTCGTCAAGCCTTCCAAATTCAGAAGCTGCTCGAGCGAGACGCCCGCGGCGGATCGCGATATACCGAGATCATCCGATCTCACTTCGGGGTCACCTCTCCCGATCAACGCCTCCAACGTCCCGAGTACCTCGGTGGAGGCACTCAATCAATCACGGTCACACCGATTCCACAAACCGCAGAAACAGACGAGACATCACCTCAAGGCAACTTGGCGGCTTACGCCACCAGCTCGTCATCCAACCACCGCTTCACGAAGTCCTTCGTGGAGCACTGCGTCATCATCGGCATGGTCTCCGTCCGTGCCGACCTCAACTATCAACAGGGCCTCGAACGCATGTTCTCTCGATCCACGCGTTTCGATTTCTATTGGCCTGCCCTGCAGGGCATTGGGGAACAAAGCGTCCTGAATAAAGAAATCTACGCCCAGGGCGACAACGTCCCCGACTCCGAAGATCCCTTCGACGACCGGGTCTTCGGCTATCAGGAGCGCTTCGCGGAATACCGCTACAAGCCCTCGAAGATCACCGGACAGTTCCGGTCGACCTTCGAAACAACCCTCGACGTCTGGCACCTGGCCCAAGAGTTCGAGGATCTCCCGGTACTCGGAGAGACATTCATCTCCGACAATCCGCCCATCGACCGCGTAATCGCGGTCACCGACGAACCACACTTCCTGTTCGACGCCTTCTTCAACTTCACTTGCGCGCGGCCCATGCCGACCTACGGAGTCCCCGGACTCATCGATCATTTCTAATGGTCGCCACAGCCGCAATCATCTCAGCCGCAACATCCGCTTCAGCCCAGGCCGCATCAGCCAGCAAACATCGGGCAGCCGCCCGCGAAGCAATGCGCTTCGAAGGCTGGATGAGCAACACGGCCTATCAACGCGGCGTGCGCGATCTACGCGCAGCCGGTCTCAATCCAATGCTCGCTTACATGGGAGCTGGGGGAGGGCACGGAGGTGCCTCCACCCCCACCGGCAAAGTCGCGCAAGTCCCCGACTATGGAAAATCAATCGCCTCTGCAATGCAGGGGGCCCGACTCGGGCAGGAACTGCGCAACCTGCGAGAGCAGGAACAACTCACCATCAAACAGCAATACGAAAGCCAAGCTAAGGCCCAAGTCCACTTCGAGGACTACAACCGCCGCCGTCTCGAGACAGACGCACGGCGCCCGGTCGCAGAGCTGGAACAAGAGTTCTACGGCTCGGACACGGGCAAAGCCAAATGGAAAATCGACCAGGCCACCTCAACAGCCAAAGGCGTCGCCGGAGTTCTCCGCGGCGCCATCGGGAGATAAAAAAATGGAAGGGCGCCACCGCACCCAATACGACCCTCACCCCGTGAAGATCTCCTTTAAGGGGGTGAAGGTCTACACCAAGCAATCGTTCAGAGACGAGTGCGATATCAACATCCTCATGGCCTCCTACAAACGCTCAGGAGTGCTTCCCCACCTAGCCGGGGGTCTACCGTCCTACGGCGACTTTACGTCTGCCACGGACTACCACACGGCTCACAATGCGGTCATCGAAGCCAAGCTCGCCTTCGACGAGCTCCCCTCCGAGATCCGCACCCAAATGGACAACGATCCACACAAACTCCTCCAATTTCTGGAGGATCCCAACAACCGCGAAGAAGCCGAAAATCTCGGCCTCTTCCAACCAGAACCACAAGATTCATCCACTGAAACCGGAGCCCCCGAAGGGAAAAGGGCCCCGGATTCGGGGGGTGAAACCCCACCAGAGTAGATTCCCCTTGTTATCATCTACTCTAACTGACACCAAAAGTGTCAACATCCCGAAGGGAAACCCAAAATGCGACGAAGACGCATCTCCAAAAAGCGGTCTCGGCGATCCTTCCGACGAGGCACAAGAACCAAAGGCAAGAACCTCCGGGGAACCCCGATGCGTGGTGGCTGGCGACTGTAATCAGTGGCCTGCTTCTACCCCATCAAAGGGTTCCGGTCGTCTGACGGCTCGGGCGAAATCACCCAAAACCGTCAGGTGGCCTTCAC